AGGTATGTATATTTGTAAGTATAAGTCCAATCACCACTGTAGTTGTACTACTCGGAGTTGTATATATTGTATACGGAGTTCCTGCAGCATTTGGCTCGGCAGCGAATGTGACCACTTTAAATGTATTTGCCATTTCTTTTTCCTTTTATATAATTATACTCGGTTTTGCTTTATTTGTCAAGTAAAATCTGCATCAACCAAGGGCAATCGCAAGTGCTGTAGGGTCATCTGAAGAAAACCCTGCACTAGTTAAATAAGTCTTTACGTCTGTTAATGCTACTTGTTTCATTGTACCATTGTCATTTGTAACAACTCTATCTGCATCTGCTAATGTTGTAGACGAAGCAGATGTATCACCATCCATGATGTTAAGCTCTGTTGCTGTTGCAGTTACACCATCTAAGATGTTCAACTCTGCTGCAGTAGATGTAACATTTGTACCACCTATATCAAGTGTAGTTACAGATATTTCTCCTGCTACAGTAGCTATACCATCTGCTAGTGTAATTAAGTCTGTGTCATCTGTATGACCTATAGTAGTTCCGTTAACTATTATATTGTCAACAGTTAATGTTGTTAATGTTCCTAGTGATGTTATGTTAGACTGAGCCGCACCTGTAACTGTAGCAGCAGTACCACTTGTGTTACCTGTTACGTTACCTTCAAGGTTAGCGACTATTGTACCTGC